TGATTGACTTAAGATTCAAGTCAGCAAATTCTTTCATGTACTTCATCTTGGCAACCACCTTACCAGCTGGTTGTGGCTTACGCTTTCTTGGTGCACGATTCGCTTTGGCAGTCTGTACTTGCTGACTACAATCAGCGATGATACCTTCCAAGAACTCAGCAAACTTCTTTAACTCTCGTTTTGTGAAGTGGGAATATCCTTCGACAAGTTGTTCGTCATCACCTTGGATGGCTTCAAGAATTTCTTCCAACTGTCCAACATAGAACTCTCCGATTCGTTTTGCAATTGGTGCTGCCACTTCATTTGATAGTAGATAGTTCTTTGTCGAGAAGTCAGACTTCTTCGTTTGGGTAAACTCATCAATTGCTCCATCTATTTCTGCAGCAAGGTCATGTGCTTTCTCTTCCATTCGCTGTTGAATGGAGATGACATTGGTAGGTAGTTTTTCGACTTCAACCTGTTCAACAATTTTCTTTGCATCCTCTAACAATTCTTTCAACTTGTTAGTAAAGAATGGGCTAACATTACTCAGTTGTTTCAAGTCAGTCTGCTCATTTGACATGAGACGACATAGTGAACCAAATGTAGTAAATTTGTAGTCAGGGAGTTTCTTAAGTTGTTTAGCAATTTTTAGTTCCTTCTTTGTGAAGAAATCAATTGTAAACATCTTCTGTTCTTTCGCACCAGTGTTGACAGAGTAGTATGTCAACGCACGACTCAGACTGGTCGTAAAGTCCAGTTGGTCGAGTGTTGGTTCGAACTTCTTTTGTGACAAAAAGATTGCTTGGTTTTTTGCACGACGCTTTGCAGTATTCACAGCCATAGGTTTGTAACCTCCATAATATAATATCTATTATACCGCAATTCGCAATTAAAGACAAGCACTATTTTGAAGTAATTTTCTCGTATAGCTCCACGAAGTCCTCGTGGTCTGCAACTTCCTGTGCAAGATTCTGCTTGTGATATGTCTTTGCAATCTTGGAAATAACTTTCTTGGGAATTTGCAATGTATCAGATTGTTCCTTAACGATTTCTCGAATTAGATCTCGTTCAGCTTCAGTACGAAGCATTGAGTTGCTAATCTCTTGAATAGCATCTTGCAAAGTTTTCTTCTGTTCAGGTGTTAATGCGTAGTTCATTTCTTACCTCCAAATGTTACACCATTAGTTCCACCAACCACACCACCAAGAATGACTGTAGCCATCCATGTTTCAAGTGTGACTGGAATTGCCAATGCAGGGAATAATGTATTTAAAGACCAAATTGTTGCTATTGGAAATATAACTAGCAACACCAATATTGCTATTAATACGAATAAGATTTTCATAGATCAAAACTCACTTTGGTTACGGAGTCCCATCGGAAGGATCTCCATTCTTGTTTTTCTGTATCGAAGACACGAACTGCGGATCCAGAATCCTTGGTACTTGTTCCTTCGGTTTTTGGTTGTTTGTCTGTTGGAATTCGTCCTTCACTGAGAGTACATCGCATATCTCTAGTTGTACCATCTTTTTTGGTAAAAGTAACACACAAATCTTTGATTTTGTCGTCATGTAGAATTCCTAGAGTCCATGTTTTAAATTCGTCAAACTCTTTATCCGTTTTGAACACTGTTTGCATTATCAATTTCCTTTTTCAAATCTTCAATCATTGGACCAAAAAATGTAATGAATTCTTTGGTATCATAAAATGTAGTGTGACCATTATCTGTTAGGATCTTTCCATCTTCTTTATATGAAGTTTGTTTTACTGTAAACTCCACTAAATCATATGGATGAGTCTTAACGACAATCACTCTTGTTAATCCCTCACGAACCAACTCATACTCATAGTTCATCTGTTGCCTTTCTGTGCTTGGGTTGACGAATGTACTGAACCTTGCTCTCCACTTTTCGCATGCGATATTTTGGAGTGTGTAAATCCTTTGCTATTGGATTTCTAGGTTTCATTGTTCTATTATACATGTCTTTCTCTTACAAGGCAAATTTCTTTAATAGTTGTTTTGCATCTTTGCAGTCGCCCATCAGATTATCCATCTCTGCGAGAATAATCATTTGTTGCAAACTATCTGCAAGTTGCTGGTCTTCCTCATCTAATAGATCATACCATTCCTCGTATTCTTCAACTGAATCTAAAGACCACATATGGTCTAACATCTCCACTTGATACTCAGTCAGGTTTTCTATTTGAATCATACCATTTCCTTAATGTTCGACCATTTGGCTAATTTTGCTCGCTTGGCTTGTGCTGCTCTTGCAACTACATTGGCATCGATGATTTCTTCTTCAGTCATCATTTCAATCATGCAAAGCAAATCACCAATTTCTTCTTCGAGTCGTTCTCGATTCGTAGCACCCAAGTGCTCACCATCAACTCCGAATCGAAACACCTTACTTATCGCTTGCGCAACTTCAGCACACTCTTCTTGACAGATAAGCATTATCTCTTCCTGTCGTGCCGACTTCATTCTATTCACCACAAACTTATTCACATGTTTCTCCAAAAACTTGTTTCTCAGCTTCAGTCAACAACACATTTGCGAATTGCTCACAGAAAATATTAAACCAAAATTCATTAAGCAGGGGTGCTGGTGCACCTGCTTTAATAACCAATGCTCTCAATTCATCATTCATAACTACCTTTCAAAATTAGTACTGGTTTTTCTTTATAGTCTATAGCCAGTAAAAATAGACTGCTGCTGTTTTGGCTGTTTAAGGTCTGCCACGGATATCCCTCCACAAAGACCACTGGGTTTAACCCCAATCTTTCTTATCACCGTATTGCTCATTGTAATCGTAACCAGCATGGTATGCTTCTAATTCATCTGGTTCAGTTGCTTCTATTCTTGGACCAGATCCACCACCAACTCCACCACGATGTGGGTCACGAGCACGATGGTAGTAAGAGTCAGCTGAACCACGATCAAAGAATGATCCATGGCTCTTGTCAAACATTGAAGTCAGTGCTTGTGCTTCTTTATAAGTCATTCTAATCATTATTGTTCTCCATAATATTGAGCATCATCGTTTGCCACTTCATCGGCATACGACAAGTATTCGTATTGTTTTTCAAGTTCTAAATTTTCACGCTGTTCAAATGCGTCTTGTACCATTTGAATTGGAATGTTAAGTTTAATTGCGATAAACTTAGCAGACATACCTTGTTCAATTAAGTCATCAATTTCCATTGCTAGTTCAGCCATTTTACTCATAATTTATACCTTTGAAATTTGTACATCATAAGAAACACGATTCATCTTGTGGTCGTAGACTGTCATCGTTGATGCAATGCCGATTGCATTAAACATATTTTCAAACAACTGACGGACAACTACATTCACACTAACTGAATCACCAACTCCACGCTTAATGGCTGCACCAGTCGTATAAAAAGATACACCATTCACAATCACACGATATTTCATAATCAATCCTTATTTAAAAACTATCAAAGCCAACAAGATGCTGTTGAAGAAGAAACCGACTGCATTCGATACGATATACAGCGTATCTTTTTGCACGATTGCTCTAAACAAGAACAACATCAAACCAGACCAAACAAGAATCACCATGCTAACAGGTGGAACATTGTTTGAATAACCTAAAATCACTCCAAGAGTCGTTGGGAGAGTAGCACCATGAATCAGTACCATTCCAAGCCAACCACTAAGAGCACCAAACTTTTTAATTGTATTTTCATTTTTCATACAACTATTATACAGTATATTGCAATTAAAGACAAGCATTTTCTGCAAATAAAAAACCCCTGCATCTACAGGGGTTTACGGAGGGGTAATAACCCTACAGGTCGTGGGGTTATCTATTTCCAGTACTTAGAGTAGTCTACCCTGTTCCAATATGCATCGTTATTTCTGTTCCAAAAGTTTTGAATAAGATACCATGCCATACCAAAATACCCCATCTTTTGAAACCTTCTACTATCTTGTCCAAAATAATGATTCATCAACTTGAATTTCTTGGGATCGTACTTTTTAGACAAAAAGAAATCTTCGCTTGTTCCATACTTCTCAGCAAATCCACCAAACTCTTCGAATTTATCTCTGCGAGTTAGCATAAAAGCACCAACAGCGAATGGAACTTTATATTGCATGATTCTGTTGATACAGTTGAACATCATAAACCCAATTTGTGCACGGAAGTCATCATCATAACACTTTGCATATAATCCAACAAGATCTAAGTTATTAGTTTCTAACTGATCAACTGCATCACGAATAACTGTGTCGCTGAAGAAACGAACATCAGCATCAATGAATAAAATGTATGGTGTTGTTACTATTTTTGCTCCATTGTTTTTAGCGATAGAGACTGGACCACCTTCAATGACTTCAACATTCAACTCACCCTTCATTGTTTGAATGACTTCTCTTGTATTGTCAGTAGAGCAGTCAGCAATGATAATTCTGGTATTACCTATCTCTTGCTGGCGCAGATGCATTAACAAATGCGCAATGTAGTTCTCTTCGTTTTTACAAGGAACTACAATTGTTATTTTATTACTTAATGACATTTGTGCGTTTATGCTTTAGTGATTTCTTCAACGCTTTCAACCACAGTTTCTTTTCTTTTACTCTATCATGATTGACGCATGCTAGATACATCTTCTTCACTATCTCTTTCACTTTCATTGTCTGTCTCCTTTGTCCATGTTACTATTTCCCAGCGTCCATCATGGTGCTCAACAAGAGCAGTGCAAGATTCTACCCAATCACCATCATTCATATATATCACGCCATCAATCTCTTTGATTTCTGCGTGGTGTATGTGTCCACATATGACGCCATCATAACCACGCTTCTTACAATACCCTGCAAGATTTTTCTCAAACTGAAACATAAAGTCTACTGCTTTTTTGACCTTGTGCTTAAGAAACTTGCTAAGGCTAAAGTACCCAAAACCCATGCGACGACGAATCCAATTAAATTTACTGTTGAGGCTAAGAACAATGTCATATGCTTTATCTCCTAAGAATGATATCCATGGTGCTAGTCTAGTAATACCATCGAATAGATCTCCATGTGTAACTAGGTATCGTTTACCATCTACACCGATATGTTCTGTTTGATTTTGTATTTCAATCAGACCGAAAGAGAATCCATAGGGGATCATCGGTCTTAAGAATTCATCATGATTACCTGCAACATAAATTACCCTCGTTCCACGCTTGGCATGACCAAGTATTCTGCGGACAACATTAGTGTGGCTTTGTTTCCATCGCCACTTGTTCTGTTGGATTTTCCAAGCATCAATTATATCACCTACGAGATATAAAGTCTCGCAGGTGTTATGTTTTAAAAAGTTATTTAATTTGTTTGCTTGACAATCACGAGTACCTAAGTGAACATCACTTATAAAAATGGTACGGTATTTCATTATGGTTTCAATTCGCCACGCTCGATTAATATTTTCTTGTTAGCCTGATGCTCTGCTTGAGTCAATTCTTTGTTCTCACCTTTGTATGGCACTGCGTAGTTGTTTTGGATTAACCAATCATTGACACGAGTACCATCTTCAAGAATAAAGACACCAAGAATTCTACCAAACTTATCATCGTTGCTGTCAGGTTTTTGTGTTTCAATAATTTGCCAAGAACCCACAGGTAGTTTCTCTGCTAATTTCTTCTTAGAAAGTTGCCCACGAACCTTTTCTTCTGCAATAGTAGTTCTTGATTCTGGGGTATCAACTCCAGCCATACGCACTCTTTGATTAGCAAGAATAATTTTGAAACCTAAATCTAAATCGATGTCAACTGTATCACCATCAAGAACTTTAATAATCTTACATTTATATTGATACATAATATCCTCAGTCGTTTCTAGTATTGCGTGTTGGTGGATCGTCTGGTAATAATTCAACAACTGGTGCTACAGCTAATGGCATCGGTCTTGGAGCCATTGGAACTGGTGTTGGTGTCATAAGTGTTGGTGCGACTGGTGATGTAACATTACTTGCTGCTCCAGCAACCTTTTCTTGAGTACGACCCCATGCTGCAATACCAAGAACTGCACCCATTGCTAAGTGAAATAAGCCAGCACCTTGTAGTGTTAGCGGACTCCATTGAGTGACTGTTTGATGAGTAAATACTTGTAACAAACTCCATAGCACTGGAAATATAGCCATATCTAATGTACAAATAATCATGTACATCCAACCCATGGCTGGACGCCATTTCTTCTGCATCCAGTCTTCGTCTTTTTTAACTTCTGTTGTCATTTAAAACTCCATTTATTATAGTATTATTGGAATCCACAACCATAATGCTTGCGACATCATTATCGCAGCAATAATACCGACTATCTTACTGGCAGAATACAATCTAGTATTTACTGCTAAGATTGATGCTGTTAGTAAAACAATTGCGATTTGAAACAAAGAACCAGCATAGGTATACCAAGGAGATTTTGCTCTAGCAACTGATCTCTCATCTTCCAATGCTCTTGCCTTTGCCATCAATTCTACTTTACCTTCACCTGTTTTAGGATCAGATTCATAGCGTTCAATTTTTGCTGCTAATTCTCTAATCTTTTTAGGATCCTTAGCATTTTCTAGTTGCCCTTCAGCAAGTGATTGCTTAATAGACTTGGCTTGAAAAAATGCCCATGTGTTGTTCGCTTCTATTGTGTTATTTAGAATTTTACTAGAATTAGAACCACCAACCAAAGTGTTGATTGCCAGCAATGCTGCTAAAATACAAATAACAATACCTGCTTTGTCTTTAATTTGTGCTTCTCGCTCTGAACGAGATAGTTGTTTTTCTTCTGCCATTTGATCTCCTTATTAATTTTATCGTATCATATAGTTTTTGTGCCAGAAGTACCAGAACCTATGACGCATGCAATTTCTGTATTCTTTTTTAGCAATGTCCAATTACCTTGTTTATCTTGCCATAAAGAATATACTGAACCATCTGTTATATCTGATCCCGACCAAGTTAATTCTTCTCTTTGAGTCTTAGAAAGAAATTCTATTAGTGGCATAACTGGACCACAGGTTACTTGATAGTTGTATGTAAATGGCTGTGGCACAGCAACCTGTGGTTGTGCCTGAGTAGCCAGCGAAAAAGTAAACAGTAATAATCCTAATGCTTTCATAACAATCCTTAGTGAATAACTTTAATTTGATGTTCTGCCCATATCAAAAATGTGATAACTGTAATAGTTATAATTAAAACGATTTGTGCCAGTCTCATATTTTATATAATTTTAAAAAATAAGTTATTAATGCTGCTGCAGTAAGACACCAACAAAAAAGATCAATTTGTTTAT